GTCCATAATCTATCAGGGAGATGAAATACATCTGGATCTAAAATTTGTTTTCTTAAATCATCATAATATGTATCATATAAAAAAGAATAACCAGTTCTTGCAAAAAGTAATAAATAAGCATTTTTAATTAGAGCAGCTGAAATTCTACGTTCATCTCTTTTTAAAGGCCAATCTTCAATATTAACTAATTCATTAGGTAGTAATATGTTATCATGAAAATCAGCCCATACTTTCGGATTGTTCTTTTTGGTATTAACCAACAATTTGATTGTTCTATCTTCATCAACTTGAAGATCTGCATTTAATATTTTACCATTCTTTTCAATATGTATTTTCCTTTTTTCATCAGGAAGGAATAAATGTTGTTCTCTCAATTTTATTGCATTTAATAAATGAATATCTATTTCTGAACCGCAAGTACTATTACAGTTCTTACAAGTAAGAACTATACGTTTCCCTCCTAAAGAATGCTGCGGAACATCCTCTTCTGTAAGTACATTCCTAACATCCTGTTCTTTATAGGCTTTCAAACACAAAGGACATAAATAATCGCCTTCAATATTAATATTATATGCTGCTAATTTATTAATATTGTTATGCATATTTATATAATATACCTTTTTATCCATAAATATTACGCTTTAATGTTGATTATCACAAATATACGGATTTTCATATTACCGAGTAAATATCTTTGTATCAATTCTATTTTTTATCAGTCTATCCATATCCTCCGAAATCTTGTCATCTGTAACTTTTGCGTATCCTTGTGTCGTTCTGATATTTGTATGTCCCATCATCTTTGATATGCTTTCCATGGGAACCCCGGCAGAAACCATTAGTGTACCAAAGGTGTGACGGCTTTGATGGTATGACAGGTTATGCTTGAATTGAAGAGAAAATCCCAGCTCATGTATTTCAAACCAAATCATGTCACGTCTTGGCAACGGGAAGATAGGCTTACTGTCATCTGTCGTATTATACAAGGAAATTATCTGCTCCGCTACCGGATGCAACGGTATAAAAGACTCAACGCTTGTTTTCTTGCGGTATGTTTTGATATATTTCCGGCCTTCTGCAGTTGTACCTATATGATGCGGATAGAGATTACGTACATCAACATAAGCCAAACCGCAAAAACATGAAAATATAAAGGTTCTTCTTGCAAGTTCCTGTAGTGGATCCGGTTTCGGGTTGCTCATTATCTCTTGAAGCTGATTCTTACTTATATACATAAGCTTTGCAGGTGCCTTCTTTTCATATTTTATATCATCCAAAGGATTATACCTCAAGATTCCGTTATCTACGGCTAAATAGACCAAACGTTTCAGCCAACAAAGACAATGATTCCGGTATGATGGCTTATGAGGGTAATTTGTTTTCAGATATAAAATATAATTGATGCCAAACTCTTCGGTTATATCTGTAAAAAGCATGTCCTCCTTACCCAGAGAACGGATGTATTCACCCAGATAGTAATGATACATTTTTGATTGCCTGTAACTGGAAGTTGAATCTATTTGAATAGAACGGATTTTCAGATTTTCCCGTTCCACTTCCCCTGCTTGTAATATATACTTCGGGATGTCGGCAGTTCCTGTCATGGCTGTTTTCAGAAGTTCCGCACTGATAACGCCGTTCACTTTCAACAGTTCAGCATAAGTTTTATCTACGCGTTTCTTATATTCACAAAGCATTCCATTCAGTCTGTTGTTTTTGACTTCTCCTTTCTTGCTGTTCCACTCTTCCGGCTGGCAATATAACCCAGTCGATAATGCAACAGCCTTTCCGTCTATTGTAATACGACACATGATTGATGTAGTCCCGTCAGCTTTGACTTTACCACGGTTTATATAATACAGTTGCTTATATGTACTTCTCATGATTCTTTCTTTTTTGATTTTATAATACCAACTTCATATCACTCGTTGCCTCGATGAATTTGTCCATATCCTCGAAAAGTTTTTTAGGAGTTACCCTTGCATAAAGCTGTGTCGTGGTCAGATTGGTATGGCCCAACATTTTGCTGATTGTTTCAATAGGCACACCGGCCTCAAGGGTTATCAAACTTCCGAAGGTATGTCTTCCCATGTGATAGACCAAATCACAGCTTATGCCAGCCAAATCACGCAAACCTTTCATGTGCCGTCGCATATTGGGATGGTGTATCATCGGGAAAAGCTCTTCCCTTTCATCCGAACGATATTTTTCTATTAGAGCGATAGCCTCCGGCAGCAATTTGACGCGTGCCTGATAATCATTTTTCTTTCTCAGATACTTTAACCACAAATCGCCCTTATCATCCTTGTATATATTCTCTCGGGTAATTGAAACCGCATCCGCATAGGGGACTCCTGTATAACAGGCGAAGAGGAATAAATCTCTGGCTATGTTATGGGTGACTCTTTCTGGTGGTATTACGACATCACGGATCTTCTCAAAATCTTCGCGGGTCAAAGCCCGTGGTGGTTTACGGTGCTCTTGGGGTAGTTTGAAATTCACAAAATAACGCTTCTCTGCATGCCCTTCCTTGAATGCCATCCGGCAAATTTTCTTCAGGATGGCCAGATAATGTCTTGCCGTATCTACCGCAAGTCCCTTGTCCTTCAGTATATAATCCTGAAACTCCCAAGGTATATGTTCATTCAATTGCCCAAAAGCGACATCACATGTCTTAAATCGTTTTTGAATATATTCGCCAAGATACCTGCGGGTGTAAACATATGTTAACATAGAAGTTTTTGCCACATCAATACCGATTCTTGAACGCATATCCTCTATATGCATATCAAGCCGTTTCAACAGAGTCATCTGGGTTTCCACACTTCCCTGGAAAAGCTCTTTTACGGCAGTCGCGTCAAAATCAATCTTACGTTCTACAAGTGAATCAAATGCAGAATTGACAGAAAGCAGGAGCCGGTCAATTTTTGCATTAATATCAACGGCTTCTTTACTCTTTCCATTCAGTCGGCTTTCTCTTGGATTCCATAACTCCGGAGTACATGACAGCTTACAACTGAATTGTGCCATCGTGTTGTTCACCGTTATTCGCCCCATTATCGGAGCCTTTCCGAATTTATCAAGACCGCTCTTTTTCAGGTAGAGCAACACCTTGAATTTTTCTACTTTCATACGCTTATTTTTTAATGGCAAAATTACCTATTTTATAAGCGTCCTTTGATATGCAAAATGCTGACATATAGTGAATAACAGCCTCTGTGACAGCTTCTTCATTGTTCAGTCTGTTACCTATTCGGCTCGGGTAACTGGGCAGCTAACATTCTGGTAACTGAATACCTGCAATATCCTGTCCATTTTTGCTTTACCTTATCTCAGCAAAAAACGGAACTTTTGCTCATATTCAACCGATTACGTTTTCCTTTCTCATCCCTTCATCTACTTGCTTCCTATATTCTGTTCCATTGCTTTCGTCATTCTTATGCGACCCTACAATTGGCTGGAGGCACTGATATTTATACAGTCAGCAAAATGTTGGGGCATACAAATGTACGAACAACGCAAGTGTACGCAAAAGTTGTAGATGAGAAAAAGGAGAAAGCTACAGAAACCTTCAAATTGGATTTGTCATCCACAAGATAATGAACTTTGTTGATTTTAACAAAAAACACAATATAACCAATAAATGAAGAATTACATGGATAAAAAAGTTTACTACGGAGAATACTCTCTAAAGCATTGGATTGAATTGCTGTTGAAAAAAGATTTGGAGCTACCTCCTTATCAACGAAACTTTGTTTGGTCAGAAGAGCAAGTAAAAGAATTTGTTAATGGTTTGAAAGGGGAAATCTTTGTACCTCCTGTAACAATTGGAGTATGTAATAAGGATGGGGTAAACCATAATTTAATACTTGATGGGCAACAACGCTTATCTAGTATTCTGTTGGCATTTTTCGGAGTTTATCCTAAAAAAGATGCTTTTCCTCGTGATGAAGACGAGCGGGTCATGGCAGATGGTGTTGCGGAAGAAGATGATGAACCAGATGTAGAATACATAAATTGGTCACTGCGAATATTTGCTGACAAAGGTCCGACAGTACAAGGTGTACAAAGC